TAACTCAAGGGTCTGCTCTTTCTGGTACGCTTCATAGGCTTTCATTGCGAGAATGCCAGCAGCGGCACCCGCGAGACCCAATGCGACACCAGCAGGATTAGCGATAGCACCTGTGGCTTTCAGTGATTCACTAAGTGTGCCAGCACCGCCAGCGGCAAGCTGGAATGATTCCTTTAACTGCTTGCCCTTGTTGATGACTCCAGGAAGGTAATTGCCACCAGCCTGAAAGACCATGAGACCAGCACCAGCCGCCATCGCGCTAGGCGCAACATCTTTGAGCGATGCTGTGAAAGACTTGATCTGTGGAGCATTGTCGGAAACAACATCCTGAACAACTCCGAACGCATCATTTATGCCGTCTTTGAGATCAGTGAACACGCCAGCGATTGTGTCCTGGCCTACGGCATCCATAACCCCAGCGATACCGCGCGAAATGGAGGTACCAAGATTTGCCATAGAGGTTTGAACACCGCCTGTTGCCTGGCGTGCCTGTTCCTCGAAGCTCGCAAAGCCATCACCGCCCTCTTTGTCGAGCTTGACGATCTGGTTCAAGAGATCAGTCATGGTGAATTTTGCTTTGTTCTTCCCACCACCAAGAGCAGCATAAAGATCGTTAGCATTAGCAGTCGGCCCAAGCATAGATTTTGCAAGCTGATCGAGCTGTCCAGGCATTGCCTGGGTAAGGCTCTTCCAGTCCTGCATATCAGGCTTACCCTTAGAAAGCAGGTTACAAGCTGCTGCGACGAGCCACTTGCAAGCAGCATGTCATTGAGCGCAAGACCCGATTCAGTCGCAAGGTCAAGATCTTTCGTTACGACCGAAAAACCCTGAACCGTCTTGACCATTGAGTCGAGCGTTGTAGGCAGTCCTTGAAGCCTGTCGCTTATTTTCGAGATTGAAGCGTCTGCCTCATCTGAAGAGTAGCCAAGCGACTGCATCACACGAGGGTAGTTATTGAGCGTGTCAAAACGTGAAATAGCAGCATCAAGATTTGAAGTGATAGAACCTATCGCAGCGTTAGTAAGTGAAGAGAATACTCCTACTGCGGCACCCGATTTAACGAATCCGCCGCTCACTCCCTGGCTGAAGTTAGTACCCCACTTCTGCCCTGACTGCTTGGCATCAACGCCAGCTAAAGCCCCACTAATAGAGCTTGCCAGCCCCGGAAACTTCGGGATGACATTGATATAGCCCTTTCCGAGTTCGGCCATTACACCGCCTCCCAGCTTCCGCTATTCAGTTGTTCTTTGATTCGTTTTGCTTTTTCTGAAGCCTGTTTAGCTTGTGCAGCACGACGCACTTCTCGCCATGGACGGCTAACTATTTCAGGAAGTTCACCGCTGTATCCGTTGAGCCTCAAAAGACACCAGGTAGTAAGCTCCTTAATGTCCATGAGCGCACTGTATTCATCGCTCCAGGCGCAATCAGGACTAAGCGATGCCATATAGCGAGAACCCGTTGGTAGCATCTTGATGAGGTCGATCGACTCTTCAGGATCTACCTCATCGAATGAGACGTGATAGTAGTGACGGAAATCGTGCCGAAGCTCGCTTGTACGACCAGCTTCAAGACGTGCAAGCGTTATAAGTTTTTTAGTTCAGGGGAAGTGAACACCTTTGCAAAGACAACGCCCATGGCGATATTGTCAACAGTACCGTCCTCATCCGTGCAGGCTTTGACGACCTCGTTCATCTGCTCTTCTCCAAGCAAGAGGGTCATAGCTTCTTCTGCATTCTGGTCGGTCATATCTTGTGCAAGAATGTCGGTTACTCGCCTGTCGTTTGCCCTCTTCTTCGGGATAAACAGCTCAAGACCCAAAACAGGAATTACGGCATCCTTGTTGCGCTTGCCCTCGATAAGATTAACCTTTTCCTCAACGGTCTTAGCGGGTGACATCTCAATGCCAAGAGCTTTGCCGTACTCGTTCAGCTCATTTGCGCTCATACGCTCTAAGTAATCAGGATTCATGATTCTCCTAACAAAAAACGAACGGCTGGTTTTACCCAGCCGCCCAAGAGTCGATTATTCAGTTGCGGTCATCGCCGCAAGCTTCTCGGCTTTGTTGGTGCATCCCGTAAGGTCGATACCCTTATCAGCTGCATAAGCCTCGATCTGAGGTACCGTCCAAGATTCATCGGGCGTACCTTCGGGATAGCTGGCCGTTTCGATCGGCTCCTTGCTATCCGCAACTGGCTTCGCACGATAGATGTCATAAGGACCACTACCAGTATCTGTAGCCGTGAATGTCATTCCATAGAGCATCAGATTGCCCTTCTTATGTGGGATGTCATCCAGGGATTTAACAGCTGATTGCGGAACCACAGTACGACGCTTATAACCGTTGGATTCCAGTTCTTCAACAACAAACGGCAAAGGCTTACGCTTGCCTGGCTTCTTGGAGATGTGCTTGATCTCGCCATCGTCATCAAGCTCAACATTGTCAACGCCATAGCGAACCTTTGCAGCAGCAGGGCGGTTGACCTCCAAAAATTCAAGCTTCAAGGTCGATGTTTCTTTGTCCTCCGTAGTGAGAACAGGAGTACCATGCCAGCCAATATGTTCCGTGGTGGTCAATTCCTCGGCCTCGGTAAATCCGTTCTCAGAGATTTCGCCAAGAGATACCCATTCAGGGCCAAGGGCTGTTTCCGCATCTGTCGGAATAGTCGGGTTCTCATCAAAGCAGGTGAACACACACCCACCCTCAGATGGCTGCCCTACGGTGACAAGTGTAGGGTCGAGTTCTTTTTCAGACATAATTCATCCTTACTAATAGTTGGTGATTGTGTAAGACAGGTACCAGCGCGGAGTACGCAAATCAGGGTCAGGATCTGACCTCATCGATTCCATCTCCACGCTGCAATACCCATCAGAGAATTTGAGGTGGCTAAGAACATCAGCCACCTTTCTTGCGAGAGAAGAAGCCTCGTACTCGGTTGCCGCCCAGCAGTAAATTCCGATTCCCGCTTTATCAATAAGCGTGTTCTGATAGCTTCCCCCTTGGCGGTTGAGCGTTACGCATGTATCAACATCAACAGGTCTGCCAGTTGCAACATGGACATCGAGAGTCGAGCCGAGCAGATTTACGAGGTCATTCACCACGTCTTTCATGGCTGCCTCCTAATGGCATTGACTTGTAAGCGATTTGTGCTTTGCTTCGTTTCGTGCTCCGATGCTCGTTTTAACGTAAGCAACACCGACCGCCGTACGATCAAGCACATCAACAGCTGAGCCGTAAGGCTCAATCTGCATGCCAGAATTACTTGCATGTGCATCTGTATTTGCCGCGCTTGCCATCTGGTCTGCAACTTGCTTTAGCCCAGTTTGCATAGGAGCCGATTTACATAGCTCGATGAGTCCAGCGGGATTAAGCACAAAATCAGCCATCGCATACCTCCGCATCTACGGGATAGTTCCACTCGCCAGGAGTGTTGTATTCAGGCAACGGGACAGGATCGCCAATGATGCGATACTTACGCCCACTCCAACAGATGAAGCAGCCTCGTAGCTGGTCGTTGCACCCCTTCGGAAAATGAAAGCGCACCGTGGTACGCGAGCTGTTGGGGCGTTCAGCGCCGAACTCTCTGACCTTTTCAAGAGAGACATAAGGATCGACAAGAACGTTATCTACCTGTTCTTCGTCCCAGTTTTTGACAGGATTACCGAACGGGTCGATGCTATCTACGGCAGGCTTTAGCACCGTGACCCTCTCGCCCCTCATGATTTATCTCCAAAAATCGGAGGATTAAAGCACGTAATACGTTGTTTGCGCAAAGGAAGCCCAAGAGAACGTCTCTCGTTCTTCGTGATATACATATCCCCTGTCGGATTCGCGAAGGTGCGCTGCTCTGAATAACTACCCGCCATACGATTAATGCTCGAGACATCATCAAGTGGACCGCTCGATAAAACGCGCCTAGCCATGGAACAGCACACGCGCACTAAGTTCGCAGATTGAATCTCATCGCTTTCGTCGATCGTCTCCCCTGCCCGACTAAACTCTGATCGCAAGATCGCCGAAGCGTCGGAGAGGAGCGTTTCTGCACGCTCCTTCTCCGATTCATCCAGCAACCTATAGCGCAGTTCAAGTTCTTTTACGGTTGCGAATGGTTCCATGGCTCACCTCTTAAACGATGCCAGGGAACTTGGCTTCGATCTTAGAGGTGATCGCTGCCTTGGTAGTGTCGGCACTGTCAAGCTCGATGCCTTGCGCAGCGCAGAACTCCTTGAGTTCATCAGTGGTCATATCGGCAATGGCCTTACCAATGCGCGCGCTCACGATGAAGTCCTGATGCTCGGCGAGGATCATCATGCCCGACATTGCATGAGTTTCAGCAGACACGTTCTTATAAGCTGGCTCATGAGCAACACCAAGGATGCCATTTGCAGATACCTCGTAAGAAATACCCGCCTTATCTAGCTCGGCGAAATCAGTGCCATAGATATGGATGTTCTCCGCAGGAGTGATATACACAACACCCTGAGGAATCTTGTTTGTGACAAAAAGATTGCGAACGCCCAAGAAATTCTGGATGTACTCCATGCCATAAAGGGTCTGGGTGGTCACCTGAGCGTTTGCGAGCAGATCAGCAATATCGTTGCGGTTAATGAAATGCACGATGTCATCAGCCGAATCGCCGTTATCCTCAAGCTTGTTCTGCAAAGCAGCCTCGCCGTAAGCAAGAGCAGCCTGAAGCTTAGCTCCTACCGCAAAGGTAGCAGCGTTGCCAAGGTACTTGAAAAACTCCGTGATGCGCTCTGCGCGAATCTGCTTGACCATCTTGTCGTCGGTCTTACCAACAGCGATAGAAAAACCGCTCTTGAGAATTGCTTCAGCGGTAGTTGCCTTACGATAAGGCTTCGGCGTAAACGTACCGATCGGCACCTTTTCGACCTTATACTGCGACAGCGGAACATCTTCGCCCTCTGCGCGGGTTTCAGATGTCAGCTCACCAGTAACCTTATACTGGAACATCGTCTCACCGGCGTGCATAACCTCAACAGAGGTGATGCCGAGAATCTCCATCAAGCGATCGGTTTCCTGATCGAAGTTGCGGATCATCTCGCGGTCAAGACCAGTACACATCTGTTCGGTGGTAATGGTGTTAGTTGGTGCTGGCATTTGCTAGCTCCTGTCTTAGAACAGCTCGGGATGAAGATCCATCGCGCGGACACGCTCTTCTCTGTTCTTGATCTGGTAGATTTCTTCTTTGGTGACAGCAGGCGGATTAGCCGCGCCCGTGTCATTAGGGAGCGTTGGATACATCGGCATCGCTTCTTTGATTTGCGCGGCATGCGCCTGAATCTCTTCGAGGGTCTCCCCTTTCAAGACCTCAGCAGGTACGCCCGTTTCTTTGCTTGCCTGGGCTTTCCACTCGGAAAGCTCTTTTTCGTGCTCGAACGTAGCGACCTTCTCCTCAAGCTCTGCTTTTGTTGCCTGCTCCTCAGCCAGCTGCTTTGCGAGCGCATCCGTCTCTTTAGCATGCTTGGCGTTCTGCTTGTCGATGCGAGCTTTGATAAGTGCATCGGCTTGCTCTTTGGTCAACACGTCAGAACCTCCCGCGGGTGGGTTCTGATGGCTGGCTGCTCCCGAATCCACGGGAGGTTCAACCTGAGTTGAGTCATCAACTTGGTTTTGATTAGGCATAGATAGCCCCTTTCCCGCCAAATGGCGTAATAGAATGCGCGATTTTCCCGCTCGCGCCGCGTGAAAAAGCCCCGAAAGAATCCACTTCCAAGGCACGAAAAAAGCCGCCCCGAAGGACGGCCTAATCCCATTTGTCGCTGCTTTATCAGCAAAGACGTATGTGGTAGAATATGTGTTGAAGGAGCCACCCCCCCGCCTGAATAAGGAGGGCAATGGGAAGCTCCTTTATTTTTTGAGAACTTTTATCTCTGTTTCGGAAAGAATCAAGAGTAGTTCATCGATCTCTCCTTCGTCCATTTTCTTTTTTGCATGAAAAAGAATGTTCTCTTTCGGAAGCGGCGTATCAAGCGCGCTAAGAACGATCCTGATAGATTTTGCTGGAGGGTTCGCATTCTTTAACTGCTCAATAGCTCGATTGATATTTCTTGCGACGGTCTTTTTCTCATTGGACCCAGAAGGACACTTCAGTTCGTAACGATGACCATCCATCACGATATCTGGTGAAGACTTCCCGTTTTGTCTGTCTTTCGCTTTGACTGATTTGACGACAAAATTTCGCCCATCACTCATCAGAGCCCGATATGCCCTGAATTCGTGCGGGGAAACCTCTCTTTCCTCAAATGTTGCAATCCCAGAAGATTCAGAGCCAAGATGTTTATTCAATGTTTTAGCGACGTTCTTTCGATCAGTAGCATCTCGCCATTGTTCATAGAGAGAATCAGGGTCATACCCTTCTATCTCTTCTTCGCCAAAGTTCGGAACGATTCGGCAATCACAATGAGGGTGATAATGGCCATCTGCACCCGCGCTCGTCTTGCTGCGATATACAAACCCGCGAGAAGCGAGCATGATACAGAACATGCACGTCTCAGCTCCTGAAGGAACTCTTGCGAATCGAACATCCAAGGAGTCAAGTTCGCCGTTCAAATAAACACACTCACCAGCAGCACGTTTGATCTCATAGTCTGCGCGGTCGGTGAAAAGCGCAAGAGAATCAACTATTCCCTTGCTTGCCACACCGTCAGCAAAAGCACGGATAAACCCCTCTGTCGCTTCAGGCTTTCTCCCTGAATCAACAGCAGCACCCAAGCGTTCGCCAACAGAAAACTCACGTATTTCATCGTAAAAATCTGCTGCGTAGGCTGCTGCTATATCAGTTGACACACCATAGATAGGGTCGAGTATCTCTATGAGCTTTTCCCTAAGATCAGCGACGCTGTCGAACTCGATATTTGCAAGGCTTTGAGCAACGATGCGCCTAGCGGATACAGATAAACCGTTGAGCTTACGTGTATAAGAATCGATGACCTCTCTAGCTATCATCGCTTCTCACCTGGTTCATTTCATCCATAAGCATCTGACGAGCTTGAATCTTGTTTTTCTCACTCATAAGGCGCTTGCGCGTCGCATCGTCGAAACCAACCTCTTCAAGGAATACCTCGGTTTCGGCAATCCAAGGTGCAGCAGCAGCCACTTTGACCATCGCGTCAGCTTGCGAAACAATCGAGGGCAACGCTGGATTCTTGAAATGAGCCTGAATGCTTTTCTCTGCATCCGTTAACTCCGAATAAGGCTTGTTCTGGTCAATACAAAGAGCCATCTTCATAAGTTCGCACAACGCATCACCGTTAGTACTATTGAGGCTTTGCGCCTTAATGACCAAATCTTCTTTTGCAGCGTATATTGCTTCAGCTGATGCAGGGTTATCGTGAATAACGCCAAGGCTTGAAATAGGTATCGAGGTCTCACCAGAGAAGCGTGCTGCAAGGTCTCGCATATACTCCGTATGCGGCTGCATGCTCACTTGTGGAAGCTGTCCGTACTTCGGAATATCTCCGTCCTCATCCTTGCCAGCTGTGAAGATCGAGCCAATATAGGTTGACCATTTATCTCTATCGAAGTCCTCCTCACTGGCTCCCAAAAGATATTTTTGAGGAACTGTGAAAAACTCGCTACTGAGCTCACCGCGCAAGCTCGCACGGATTGCACAGGCAGAAAGGCTCATGACAGACCGTGTGATCCTCGATTTGCCAAAAGGCCGTTTAAGCGATGGCTTGTAGGCCATGGGCACCATAAGTGGACGTCCCATGATATGTTTTTGCTTGTTTACACGCCAATTCCCACCAACATCTTTGGTGAACACATAAACCATTTTGTCGGAGTGCATCATCACGCAAGATGGTTCAGGCTTGCCTGAATTCTTTCCGATCTCCATATCAGTAATGACAAGACCCCAGTCAATACGCTTCTTCCGATAGTTCCACAGACCTGTTGCATTCTCGGCGGTATGGAAGTTGATAACAACCTTCGGTTCGTCTTTTTCGCCACGCATCACAACCCCGAAAGCACAACAGTTGATAAGCTCGCTTTGGGTTGCTTGTTCATAGGCTAAAATGAGCCTGTTTTCCTGCATGATACGCTCTGCTGCTTCGATGTCTTGCCCGTTATAGACAAACCCATCAAAGATAGAACGTTCAGCAAGGCAATCCACAGCCTTTGCAGACCATCCAAGGGCAAGTTCAAGCTCGGCGAAATCTTTAGGGATAGCAATGCCGAGGTTCTTCACGCCCTCTTTGGCCTCATAGTGGCAAGTACGCAGCTGATTGCGTGGAAGCTTAGCTTTCCAAACCCTTAACAGGGTATCGAGCTTGTTACGCTCGTAATCGCTTAGTCCCTTTACTTGGCGAAGTGAATCGAGATTCATTTATCCAATCCTCATTTTTCTGTTTGGGTTTCTTTTAGTGGTCATGACTCCCCAGTGAGCAAGAGAGGCACTTTCAACAAGCGAGCAATCGAATGTGCCAGAGCCAAAGCCCCAACCCCCGTCTTTTCCGATGACTCGTTTTTGAGCAGCGATTGCCGACTCGCTCAATGCTGGCTGTCCTGCATGGGTGAGCTCTGTTTCATCGATAGCGTTGTAAAGCATGGTTGCTGCCGAACAAACATCTTTTGGGGCTGCAATATAAATACCGCGCTTTGGAAAGCCCCTATCGAGCAACTTTCGTTCAAGCGCAGCCGTATAACTTTTGCCATCGATTACGCAAATGGCACATTTCTGCCTACGTTCATAGAGCCAATCAGCAAGCCAAGCAATACCACCATCAGTCGGGCGGTATTCGATGCACTCAATAAACCGT